TTCGTGCCATCTTTTTGACATTTGATAGTAATCTTGTCTATCAGTAGTAGCTTGATTTCTATTCCATTCTCGTCTTTTTTCTTCTCTTTTATTTTGAATTTCTAGAAAACGTATTGCGTTTGAATCTCGAAACTTTTTACCAATAATAGTCCCTTCAGGATCTCTTTCATCGTTCCTATAATCAAGGACAAGATCACCTACCTGATCTTCACTGTATAAAAACGAACCATCTGGATCCTGTAAAGTTGCAATTTTTTCAATTAATTTAAAACCTGCTTCACGGTTTCCTTCAATCCTGCTGACGTTTCTATAGGCTAAAGCACCATATTCGGGTAAGTTACCCATTGCCAAGTTAGTATATTCTGTTATCAATTCTGATTCAATAAGTTCATTTTCCTTGGCATCAATTCCGGAAATAAGGCTTTTGTCTATTTTGTTTTTCTCCTTAAGAGCTTCTGCTAAAATTTCAGGAGTATAATTTTCATTTAAATTATTTTCTTCTTTAAATGTTTTCCAAATTTCTGGCAATAATTCTTGCACAGCATCTGAATTACCATAAGCTTCAGGGCTATTTTCTTGAATCCATTTTAATGAAAAAGATTTCCAACCAAGGTCAACAGTATTTTTAGCAGATATACTTCGACCAATGTCAGAGTTCATTACACTTAATGCATGAGCTTGATTAGAAAGTTTAACTTGCGCTCCCATTAATTTTGCCATTTCAGCTTGCTGACCAGTTTCTTCCATGGTCTCAGCTTCTATATCATATATGCGTTCTTGAGACCTCAAAGAATCTGGTCTATACCCCTCTGCAAAATAATTTTCAGCTTGTACTGTTAGCTCCTCTGTCTCTCTTTTTTCTTGTTCTTTCTCTACTTCTAAAGCAAATTTAGAGGCTGTATCGCTGAAATTAGCTATAGATTCAACAATACCCAGTGTAGCTTTTAATTTTTCCTGAGCTTGGAATGCATCAGCTGCCTGATCATATTGGGATTGTTGAATTTGTGTTTCAATATTACCTTTATTAATATTATAATTACGATCCCTAGATCGTCTAGCATACTCAGAATCCTCTTTCATTGAGCGAAGAATTTCTTCTTCATTTCGTCTAGCAGACAATTGACGTTGACGCATCCCTTCAAGAATACGCTCATTTTCTGCCTGCATTTGACGGATATTTGCACTGCTAATTTGCACAGGATTAAACCCACGCGGTCGAGCAGCACCTGTGAATTTGCGTGCCATAATGTGTTATGTGTTGGAAGGTTATTGGAAGAAAGCTGGATTAGAGAAGCTACTTGCTGCACTGGAAATACCTTGAACTAATGGTAAATAAGGATTTGTAGTTCTAGGCGGTGGAACTGCTCCTGGTAATACCTCAGCTGGTGCAACAAATGTACGTTCTGGTGCCATTTCTGGCTTGATAAGTTCAGGTAGTTTTTCTGGTTTTAACATTAAATTAGCTCTAGCCTGCATATCAGAACCAAACCTTTGTAATGCTAAATCCATTTGATTACGTGTTAATTCATTACGACTACTCTTCAAACTAGCTCTCAGTACCGCAAGGTCTCTACCATGTTTTGCTGCAGTTAGAGCCATCGCTCTGCCACCAGATACACCGGCTTGAAGCATTTGAGCTTGACCTGCTTGTTCTAATTGATCAACCAATAAACTTTGTTTTTCAAATGCAGCAGAATCTAATACTTCATTAAAAGCTGCCATTTGGGACTCTTGAGCAGTAATGTCAGAAACCTTATTAAAAAACAATTGCTGACCATAATTTTCAAGAGATTGTTCATATGCCCGCATATCTTGTAAATAGCGGAAATCTTGAACTTCACTATCATACTTCCATTGCTTAAGAGCCATTTCATATTGAAATGCTCGTGCAGCATAATAGTCTTTCTTTTCTGCTGCAAAAGATTCTTTATTATATTTATTAGAAATTTTAGCAGATTTTTTTGCTAATTTTTTTTGTTCTTTGTAATGTTTTTTTGCTTGAGCGTTACTACTTTTGGCTTGACCCATTCCCATGAATCCGCCGGCAATAGAAGCTACTGCTGATACTCCTGCAAACCAAGCTGCTGGCATAATTAAGTCCTCCTATGGAAACGTGGGGAATAGTTACCTTCCCACATCATTGACACCAACGATACAGGGTATGGAAAATTACTTGTCACTTTTAATTCAAAATTAGTATTACGTTGATGGATAGGTAAGACAAAAATTCTTTCTGGTACTACAGGATTAGTGTTACTTTCATACGATCCAGCCTGAATAGTATGCTGTACATCTTCCCATTCATCTGCACTTTTTGCCTTTAATTTAAATCTTATAGCACCACTTCTACCAGTAGAAAGTTTAATTTTACTAATAGTTAGGCTAGCTGTATAATCTGCTCCATCTTTTTTTTGATAATAAAATTTAGGCAATGTTACGTCTAAATCATAACCATAGCCAACTACAATTCCATCAGCATATTCTAAAAAATTACCTTTTACTTCTAAGTATGTATAATTAGTACCAGATTCAATACGTTCTGTAGCACCAGTCCAATAACCCTGATAAGCATCAATTTCTTCACTTGTACCCTTATCAGCAATAGGTATATTAAGCAGCATTATTGCTTCTTTATTGTTAATAGGAGTATATGGCACATAAATTTTTGTGAGATCATTTACTGCATCATATACTACTGCATCAACAGAAGCGTGTGGTTTAACTGGACGTGTTGTTAAATCAAGGGCGATATTCCCCTCATAACTGCTGCTTGTAGCATACGCTTCACCTGAAGGTAACTCATCTAATTCAATAGAACCAATAGTGTACTCATCCTCATGCTGTGAAACTACCAGCAATGCATCATTTATAACTGTAGCATTCTGTATAGTTGTAGGTATCTGCCATTTAGTCCAAGCTTGGAACAAATCCTCTTTACCGTTATTATAAAATTTATAAATATAAATATAAGAGGAACCTTTATCAATTAAAAATACTGCTGAGTTAGGTGTGCTGACAGCGATTTCATCAACAGTATCTGGAATCCATTCAAAAACTGCTTTACTAATATCAGTAACAACAGGTGGTAAATTTTGACTTTGTAAAGCTAGTGTAAAAAGTTTTGAATAACCAGGAACTGTGCTGACAAATGCGGTTGTTGTACCAAAATCAATTGGACGGATATTTGTCGCCATTTCATAGTTAGACAAAGACCTAATAGTTGTGTTATTAGATGTCATACTCTGTGCATCTGTTGTCAGCAGTTGAAACTGCTGCCGTTCACTAAGTATTAATAGACCTTGAGGAGAAGGTAGGACTTCAGTTAGAATTACTGGACGTATACTTGACGCATTTAAATCAATTGGATCTGGGGCTCGAATTGCTGATACATTTACTGTTTCTGCAAAAAATTCAAATAAATTATTTGACTGGCCAAGGAAAACATTGTCCTCAGATAAAAATCCAAATCTATTATTATAGAAAAATGTTGATGTAATTTTTTTACCAACAAAAGATGGGTTTGGATTAGTGCTCCGATTACCTGCTTTTCTTGGTGCGTATGGTATCGGCTCAAAGGTAAAAGAAGTAGCTGTATTTTTAATTAATCTATGTGGCAGCGTTGAAGCTACAAAAGAATTACCAATATCATTAGCTGCTGTCTCTTTCCAATAACCAGGTCCTCTTACACCATCATAAGCTACAAATTCAAAATAAAGATCATCATTAGCACCAGCACTATTTAATACATGAACATATCTTCCATGAAAAGATTCTACAGGTAGTTTTGAAATATCTATTACAGTATCTTGGAACACTTCTAAATTTTCATTTAAAAGACCACCTGTAACTTTTACTGTAAATGGTACATAAGTTACGTTATTTCCTGGATGTGTTGATGTTGAATCTGTTACAATTACAACACCATTAGATTCTGTAGTTCTACGAATAACTAAACTATTTTTAAATCCTTCTAAATACCATTTACCAGTAAATGCACTATTACTTGCAGAATGTTGTGCCTCAATTAAAGCTTTTACAGCATCAATCATATGCTGAGAAGTTTGGACATCACTTGCATCGTATGACAACATATGCTGAGCAGTGTGTGTAGCTTGCGGGGTAAACACTGCTGCTTCATTTTGAATAATTACTGAATGTTCTGTAACATCTACACTCCTCAATTTAATAGTTGTCACTGTATTTGCTGTGGGGCTTGGATCAGCAACCATAGCAGTAGTTACAAGCTTATTAGTAATAACAGTTGTGTCTTGGATACTACGAAAATGGTAATCGTCCTGACCAGTACCAGTTAAATAGCTAGCAGAATTATTTGTTACAGTACACCAAGTACCTTGCTCAGCAGTCCAGACATAAATGTTATTACCTTTAACCGCACCAATATAAGAACCAGAGTCTGATCTATCAAGAAAAAACCAAGCAGCACCTTGAAGTTCAGCTTTAGTAAAAGTAGTGCCATTTGCTTTTTTTAATTTACTAATAAATTTCATGCCAGGACGTTTTATCATCCCAAATGTTGGATCAGGGTATCCATTAATGCATTCTGTTAGCTGATTAGTTAATTTTTTGTCGTCATTTTGCTTGGAGACACCGCCAAGAAAATTTGGAATTAATTGTGTTACTGCTGCCATTATCTTTGTAATGTATGGAACGGCTGGTATGGTTGATAAAAATCTCCACCTTCAGGTGTACCAAAATAAGTATAATCACCTTGACGGCATTCATACTCTAAAGCTGTAGATCTTGCTAGAGCTTCTTTTTGCAGAAGCATTTGATATTGATTAGGATCACCAATAATCCTACTTGATACAATACTTGCAGCTCGTGCTACAATGTAAGCTTGAATAGGAACAGGAATACTTTCCCAATCAAAGTACCAAATAACATCTACATATAGAGTTTCATCTGTCCAAACAAATGAATGAGAAATTTTATCATAAAGTTTGCCTTCACGATTAATACTATCTCTATCCTTATTTTGAGTATAAGTTCTATTTAAATCAATTTGAAGAATATTATTAGCAATAATAACTTCATTATTTGAATCTGGTGTAATAGGGTATTTATACTCTTTATTAAATGACCACCCTTCTGATTGAACTTCACGAGATACT